TTCGTATGTTTCACCATCAAAAGTTACTTCGGCCCAATAGTCAACTCCATGATTATCCTTCACATTCATAGTGACCAGGATATTTGTCATATTATCGGTAGGCATTCCGTCTTTTCCTTTGAACTGTATTCCTCTCCCGATTATACGATCTGCAAAGTTTTTAAAGGCTGTAGGTTTGAACGAGTCATTATAGACGATTACAGCGCCTCCATGCGATTTATATGTCACTCCGTTGGAGAATACATACACGCCATCTTTCGTTTGTTCAGCGCCCTGTAATCCCTCCAGAAATAGTTTTCTTACTGACTCAGAATATTTGTTCAGAGCATCCTGATATTTATCAGAAGGATAATTCGGAGTCTGAGTGAATGGCGCCTTGATCTGATCTTCGAAATTCATATTGGGATAATAGAATACCCCTACTGTATGGAGCTCACCTTTCTTCTTGTTTTTCCCCATCGCTTCAACAACCATGACATTATCCATCACCTGCGGACTATACTGTCCATCAGCTCCACGGGCCATGATGGTTTTCTTTTTGTAAAAAACCATCCGGAATTGATAATCCCTCTTATTCTTTAACACCTCAAGCTTTGGCTGTAACCGGCTGGCCATGAAAAATTGATCCTGAGACATCGTTTCCTGCTCCGGCTCACTTATTGCCAGGGATACGGTCATTTGAGTAGAGTTCTCATATCGCTGAGCACTCTTATAATGACGAGCTCCATTTGGATTTGCAAGATCTTCCTCAGTAGGAATTTCTGCTTTTTGCCATTTTGAATTGACAATACTTTGTGATTCCATCCAGCCATCACTGAAGACAACCATTACATCCGGCACCCATGCATAATCATTATTACTACTTAATTTATTTAATTCTTCAATTTCAGTGTTATATCTTTTATTTATATCTCTTTGTTTATGAATCTGAGAAGACGTTAATATAATTCCGTTTCTAATGACAGTCTCACCATTATCATCAACAGCTTCTTGTATTCTACCTGTTTTAGAAATCTTAGTTACAATACATGGAAATCCAGAACCATCTATAATTACCTGTACATTATCTCCAACTTCAAACTCACCAACTATTGAATTTGAAATGCCGCGATAATTAGCATTAATACGATTACCTTTTAAAACTTTATTAACTACTAATTCTACTTTCCCATTATTAATCCTAAATGAGACTGCTCCTGATGTATTATCTTTCAATAGTGTGTCTAATTGTTCATCTAACACATTAAATCTAGTTTCATCTTCATTTGAAAATTCTTTTTCTATTTCAGATACTAATTCAGAATTATCTTTAAGTACTTTTTCTGCTTTTATTAAAACTTCTTGTTCTGTTAAAGGTTTGGTATTTAACATATTAGACGTACCTGAATTTACATCTAATTCATTTTCCCTTTTACGTTCTATTTCTTCTACTTTTTGATCATTATTTACTTTTTCAGATGAATTGATATTTACGGAGGTCCATATCTTCACTTTCTGTAATCCGACAACTTCATGTAATCCACCTTCCGGTGACTGCATCTTTGATCCTGGCTCTGTGTCACCTTTATAAACACGACCTACTTTCCTGATATCACCATCCTTTGGTTTCGGTCTGGCATTTCTTTTCTTCGGTGTCTTTGCTGGTACCGGAGTAACGATAGGAGGTTTTCCAATTAATGTTCCATCAGTATCTTCCGGTTCTTCGACCTTCGGTTCTTTAAGATCATCTGATTCCTGTTTCCTGGTCTGAATATTCTCCTTCTGCTCATTACTTGCCAATGTATTTAACCGGTCCTTATCAACATTGAACTGATTCTCGGCAATGGCCTTCTCTTCTTCATTGGTAAACCGCGAATTCCGATAATCAACAATATCTTCCGGTGATACCTGTGCACTGTTATTTGGATTACCGCTTGCAATAACCACATAGTTCTGAGCACGACCACAAGCAGTATTAAATTCCTTTCTTCCTGATATCTGGGTACCGGCCGGCATCGCAACATAAACGCCAGGCAGTTCCTCTCCCTGAACACTTGTATTTACCGTTAAAGCTTTAGGAGTATAATTCCGCGTTGTTGAAATAAACCGGATTCGATCCAGGTGATTAATATTTATTCCATTGATGGACTTCACATTCTGTGCAAATTCATCAGCCTGCATACTATCACTGAAAATGATGTATGGAATATTCGGAACAACGGATGTTGATAAAGCATGAGATATCCATTCCTGTTTTACATTCTCAACAGTGGAAACCTGTTTTACTCCTTTGATATCTTCAGCTTTTTCACCATTGGAATACTTGGTAAACGGGAATGAAATATCCCGGGCATCAAGACCTTTTATCGTCCTGGTTATAGAATCAATGAGCACCTGGATATCATGGATACCGGTCCGGAACTTCTCAGAACCATATGGAGCATTGATACCAAATAACTGCATCGGAACAGCTGCGACATCTTTAGCCAGTTCACTTCCATCAACTGCCTGCATTGAATCTCCCAGAAGAATGATCTTTGTACCACTATCCTTAACTGAATCGATCAGATACATTAACTGACGGTCCGTTATCCTTGAGGCTTCATCAATGATGATGTAGTCATAATTCCCGAAACTTGCTATCGGTTCTTCCTGGTTAACGGCTTCATCAATCTTCAGATCACGGATCATTGCATCATGACTGTAAGGTGAAGTGTTAACCTCAATGAACGGATCATTCTTGGCAAATGCTGTCAGCGTGTTATGATTATTCTGTGACATAGAGACAACTTTCACCTTTGCTTTATATCCCTGCTCCGGTTGTTGTCTTGCTTTCAGATTGATCATCTTGAAAATATATCTGCCAATTATGGTAGATTTTCCAAAACCACCATCACCGGTTATTGTCAGTACCGGATGTGAGAATCTGTCTGATTCATAATTCTCAATGACCTTCTGATATACAGGAACATTATTGACAACCTTTGATTGTTTCCACGTTAATTTCTGACTTCTGATCTTCCCAATGAATGGCATATTCCCGAAGATAAACGAGTATGCCATTCTGAGAATGCTCTGTTGCTGAAGTGATGGAATGAAATCGCCATCTTCAAACTTGTTCTCCTTCACAAAATCATTCAGGTCAATGACAAAGTTTGAGGTTGGTGTATCAAGAATCGTATTTACGTAATTGGTAAATGTCTTGATATACAATGAGGCCAGAGCCTTACGTTCATAGTTCTTTTCTTCCAATGGCTTCGGATCACCATTTTCAGTTTTTGCATATGGATGGAACCCGGTAGTTATTGAATCAATGATCTTCTCCATGGAAAGATTCATAAACTCATCCTGAGTTAAGAAACTGTTCTCATAGGGTGAAGTATAATTGCTGTCACCGGCTTTTAATCCTGGCCACATTGTAGCCATTTCATAATTCAGCCAATCAAGGAATTCTTTCTTTACTGATTCATCATTACCAAGTAACTTGAAAATTTCTGATTCAACCTGGTTGACGATTTTCTCAATGCTGATCAAATGATTATTGTCAGTATATCCGAATGAATTGATAACATTGGCATTTTCCTCAAGGGAAGTCATGTCAATTTTAGACATCTTCTCAGGGAATATCTCCTTGAGCTTTGTAAGCATATGGAATTTATGCCTGACTGTTCCGATACGTCGCGATACTTCCCGGGCACTCTGCATCTTTTTGTTCTGATCAACAGCAAACTTCAGAGTGTTTAATTTTCCCTTAAGGCCTGAAATTGTTTTCTCAATGCTCTCAAGAGTGTTATCCGGAATGTCATTGCCTATCTCACCTTTTTTTACATCACCCGTATCCTCATGGTAGACATTTAGAATTTCATCATTATTTGCATCGACATTTTTCAATGCTTTCTCAAAATTCAATAGTTGCTGTGTCTGATTGAGCTTATCATTCATACTATTGATATCATCAACCTCTGACTGGCCGGAAAGCAGTTCCTTATTTGCTAATTTCTGATTGATGACTTCAGGAATATTTCCAAGTAACTGCTGTTGGATTACTTCAGAATCCTTTACATTGTCATACGTCTCTTTATGGGAGTTTATAGTATGGGTAGCTGTTGGACTAAGTATTTGATCGAGGGAGGATACAACGTCTCTTATAGACGCTGTAATGCGCTCATTTCCCTTAATTGCCGGTATTGAATCCAATGTATCATAATCCACAATATCATCTTCCATTCCATGTGCCTTGAATCTTGCAGATTTTAATTGCTTCGTGATATCTCTGAGTTTCCCCGGTGAAACATAACCGAGATCACCAGGAAGAAATCCATTCTGGGATAATCTTTCATTTACAGAAGATAACTTTTGACGCAGATCATTTACTGATTCTTCCGGATTCTCAGGATCAAAAGTCCAGGTAGTATCTACCTCATTCTTCAGATCACCAAGAAACTTATTGTTTTTATCAATGGCCTCTTTTCTTATTTTCCTTTCTTCCTGAAGAGCAACAAATGCCTTGAACTTTTCTTTGACCAATTCAGGGGCCATGGTAGGATCAACCGTATTCGTTTCTTCATTGTATCTCCTGGCGAATGAGGATACTAATTTGTCATAATAAAACTGACTCTTCCCATTGATACCATTTATTGGTTTTGTATGATAATCGAACGAAGCTTTCGCTTTAGCAAGATCCTGTTCAAGAGCTGTTACTTCTCCCTGAATAGTTTCAACCTTTGTTTCTTCCCCGGCCTCAGTTGCGGCCTGAAGTTCTGTTTGTTTTGCCTGAAGTTTAGTCTTTGCTGTATTAATAGCATTAACATCATCAAGAGCATGCTTTACTATATCACTGTTATTGATATACTTCCGTAAGAATTCAGGATTTGTTATACCGGTAGATTCCAGGAATGCTTTCTGCATCTGAATATTCCTGGCAAAATTGTAGGCATTTAAATCATTAAGGGTCTTCAACTGAAAACCCTTTGCGAAACCATAATCTTTGAGTGAATCTTCCTGTACTACAGGACCACCTGCATCTGCTCCGCGGTACATTGTTTCATTCTTCCAATCCTTATGTCCATATCCGAACATTCCATTTCCATAAGCCCATTTGAAATGTTTAATCAGATCAGCTTCTTTCCCATTGATTAACTGTTGCTGGATATAATCTTTGGAAGCATTCATGCGAGTATTTCCGGTAAACGAATCAAAGATTCCACCAACCAGAGCACCTCCAATGAAATTATCGCCAAGACGTTTCATTGTAGCTTCTGAAAACATTTTCGTTCCATATTGTCCATGTCCGGGTGTGCTTCCTTCGTCAGCAAAGAATTTATCATACAGATTTTCCATGCTAACATACAGTGACTCTTCCAAAGTTTCCTGGGTACCTTCCCGAACTGAACCACGGATAAAAGGAACATCAGATATAGCGCCTGCTCCTTTTTTTGCTGCTTTCCATGACTTGTTCAAGGCTTCTTTGATAAGACTTAAGCGGCCGGCATCCGTCGATGTTCTGTTAATTCCCTTTGCAATATCTTTCCCAATAGCTTCTTCCACATTCTTTGCAAACATGGACCTGCCATCTTTGCCAAGAGCACCAACTATCCATGGAGCAGATATAAATTTTTCTGTAGCATAAATAAATGGCGATGCTGTAACTGTAAGGAGAGTAGCATCATCAGAACTTATTCCATTTTTAATAGCAGTATTGTAAACATCATTTAAAGCCTGGACAGAACCAATAACTGATGCTGCAGTAGTAGCCATACCGACAGAACCACGCTGAAAAATAAATTCATTTCCTACCTTACCAATACTTGTCATACCCTTTTGTTCAGCAAACTTCAGGATATCATCACCCATCTTTGAACCAGCTTCTAACGCTTCTTTTCCCAATGACTTTGCAATATCTTCGGCTGTCATTTTGATAAAATTGACACCAAGACTTCCTACAGCTTTCTGAGGCATTAACATACCAATACCTTGGCCAAGTTTATAACTGAAGCCTCCAAGACTATCAAACCATCCCTCATTCTGCGATTCCTGGGATGGTGAATAGATCATGGATTGAAATGCTCTGTTCAATGCTGCAGTAAATGATTCAGCTGCTCGTTTATCAGCTTCTTCTGCTGTATGAGTTAATCTGTCAATAGCCCTACCACCAATCAGGGAAATTTTAGTAACAGCAGCTCCTAATTCGGGAATTGCAGCTGAAGCAAATCCAAAAACTCCATCAAGAATACTCTTTCCATAAACTTCATTCGGGCCCCAGATAGATAACTGTTCAAGAGCTGTGGTATCTTCTCCTGGTTTACGGGTCCTGAGAAAAGTATCTGTGACATTACCAAACTCATCACGATCATAATCTACGACCAGCGGTTCCCAGATAGCAGCAATATGTTTGTCATACCAGGAAAGATCCTTCTCGATATATGTACTGTTCAGTCCCGGTTTTGCATCAGCATATGCCGGCTTGTCCAGATATACTCTGAATTTACCAGACGATGCTGCAATTTCTTGCGATGAAAACTGAGGAGTTAATTTTCCAGTTAATCCTGATGTAAGAATAGGATTTTTAATACCATCAGGGCGCATATCCTTAAATTTACTGATACCACGGACCTGATCCCAATTCTGAAATTTATCATACTTCTGGAATAAAACACCTTCTTCATATCCATCACGAACTTCATTCGCTGCATTCCATACCTGATCAATCTGTTCAGGACTCATATTCTTGCCATGTTCTTTCTGATATACTTCCTTTGGCTGAAGATAAACATCATCACCCGGATTGACATTTTCAAATATCTTATCGAAAGGAAGACCGGTTTTTACATAAGCATTAAATACGTCGACCTTGATTGGTGACGTATTTGCCGGTTGTTGATTTCCTGGTTTTGGATTCTTGTCAGGCATACTTTTTTATTTTGAAGATTCGTTAATTGCATTTCTTAAATCACCATTTCCTGAATTGCCGAGATTCATAGCTCCCAGAAACTGTTTATAGTTATATTCATTGGCTTTTCCCCCTTCAAATATATCAGCTGGATTCACGGGAACATAGACTTTAATAGCCCAGGTATTTCTGGTTTGTTTACCTTTTTCATCACTTGATAATTGACGGCCACCAAGATCATCCTCAACTCTTTTACTTGCATTTCTATCCCAACCACCAATATGCCATTTATACTGCCAACTATTTTTTGTCGCAGGATTATTATAACCGTTCTCCCTTCTGTAATATTGGAAATTCCGCCAATCATCTTCACTCATAGTAATTTCATATTCATTGTATAAACTATACTGAAGGGCACCTTTCTCATTCTTTACAATTTTCTGAGTGTATTTACCAGCATTGTTTGTATGATACATAGGAAGTTTTACCGTTTGGCCAGTGAATCTCATAACTTCACTTTCTGGCATTTCTTCAGGAGTATGCCATGTGCCGGTTACATCAAGATATCCCTGATTGAAGGCCTGCGCTGTTCTCATTTTGTAGAACTTGTTGCCATCAGAATCAGTACCATTATATCGCTGATTAATACGTTCAGTATATGTTGCTCCCGTTTGGGCCTTCTGTGTATAATAATACTTGGCTACATCACCATCATCAATATAGTTGAACATGATCCTGTCATTACCCTGGGCCCCTGAAAGTAACTGTTGGAATGCTGGACTTTGGAATGCTTCAGTATCATTCATTTGATCATTAATAGCCTGTGCAAGTCTACTCAGACCAGGATCATGAGGTTGTTGTTTTGTGATTGAAATCTTCTCTGCAATACCAGCTCTTACACGTGCCATTTCTGAAGCATAATATCTGAATTGCTGTTCCCTGGTTAATTCTTTACCATTTTCATCTTTCAATAGATTACCATTTGCATCTTTTAATGGTTCAGGATAATCAGTATTAAAACGATCTCTTAATTCTTTCCGGGCACCAGGTGTTAATTGTCCAAGAACAATGTTTTGAATCTTATCAAGATTATCTTTATTGGTAGATGTTACTCCCGTTGTTCCGTCTGCATATCCGACAAGTTGATCTTTCATTCCTGCTGATCCGATCATCTTATCAATCTCTTCATTGGCTTTTCCTTCAGTATAGAATGAACCCCAGTTCCATGGAGTAACGGAAAGATCTTTAGATAGACCACGGCTTTGGCCATACTGTATCCATTCACCAACGGTGAAATATCCATCCTTCTTATCACCGGTCGCACCTTCCGGTATTACATTGCCTTTATCATCAAGAGTATATCTAAGACTACGGTCATCATAATATGTTTGTCCAAGAACCTGAGCATCAGATGCCTTTTTCAATGCAGCCTCACCGCGTTTATATTCATGGTTGGCCTGGTTGACATTTATATTCATCTGATCTTCCATGGCCAGTATTTGCTCTTTCTTAGCAAAATAGCCATCTGCTCCCTTCTTTTGTTCTCCCTGCACAAATGCAGCAAAATTTCTGTGATAGGTATTTTGTAAAAGATCCTGACCATATGAATACAGATTCTTCTTCATGTTCTCAATGTTCTTATTCATTGAGACAATTTCTGTTTCATAGTTTTTATAAGTATTCAGTTTAAGTTCCTTTTCCTTTCCTTCAGAATTACTGTTGGTTAAAAAATTTGAAGGAGTTGCCATAAGGATGGCCTGTGGATTTGGTAACTCAATTTTTGTCTGTGAAGGCATAACAGCTCCAATGAAAAGAGGCTGTCCGCTACGTGAATTAAGAGCCATATAGATGATTTTTAATTGTCTAGAAATCCGATTCTTCGTCTGTTGTAGCAGGGACAGTTGGTGTTGGTGGAACCAATTTTGTCCGGTCAAACAAACCAGCTCCCAATACGTTCTGAGCTATCGCATTATCCTGTTGCCATTGTATTTTATTTTTCATCAGGCCGGCTAACCATTTACGATATTCAGCATCAGTCTTCATTGCTATCATCTGAGTACCTATCTCACCGGAAGCATTGATAGCCTGGGTTATTGTCATACCAGATTGAATATTTTCCTGAATGATCTTTTCAATATTCTTGTTCCTGGTTTCTGCATCGATCATTGCTTGTTTGTTCTGTATCTCTGCTTCATTTGCAATGTTCTGATTTGCTGTAGTAATATCCTGAATAACAGCAGAAGCCGCTGTTTCATTAGCAGATTTCATAAGATCTGCATTAATACCAATAGTTGAATCAACTCTTCCGGTTTCAGCTAGTAGTCGTTTTGATGTATTGGACACCATCGCGATCTGATCATCGGCAGCTTGTCGAGCATATTGTCCTGGAGATAGAAGAACAGGAGATACCAATTTCGGAGCTACAAAAGGTTCCGAAGGTTTACGTGTCATTTCATTGAATATGATACCGGAATTCGCCAGAAGTTTTCCGGCATTTAACCGGTTACTCAATTTCAAGGTATCATCAACCTGTTTATTAAACTCAGTGGTAATTTTTATAAGAGGATCTTCTGCTGTATTTGTAGTACCCCCATCAAGATCACCTGTTCCAATAAGTGGTTCTGTTGGTGTTCCCCAGAATTTATTGAGTGTTTTAAGTAAATTTCCCATGGTTAAAAGTGTTGAATGTAGGCACAAATGTAAAGACTAAAAACGGAAGTTCTTTATCAGAGTGGATAATAAACCACTATCTAAAAGATTGAGAATATCCGTATCTGACATTGGTACCGGAGTACCATCTTTGTCAACTATAGTACCTGCTGCTGCAGCTGCTCTCTGTGTCTTATTATTGAGATCGTCAATTTCCTTATTCAAAGGATCTTTTCCGAATTTCATCTCAGGAAGGAAACTTCCAGCTGATGACAATAAGCCACCTGTCATAAGTAATGACTGTTTCAATTTTGGCATTTCTCTGACCTGCTCATATGTTGTTGTTGTTTCAGGTCCTGCAACTCCTGCTACTCTGCCAGCAAGACTTGATCCTTCTGTCTGTGTCTGATGTTTCTCAGTTTTTATTTCATCAGGAATGATACTTCCAACTAGGCTAGCCCCAGCTCCTATTCCCTGTAAAATGAGTCCCGGGTTCATGAGTTTGTGATGTTAAAAAGTGTCCTTATTGATTGAATGAATGTATCCTTTGTACTTCTGTATGTGAATGTTATACGAGCCCATATACCTCTCATATCCGATTCAGTCTTGAACTGATTATTTTCTTCACTGTCCTGCAATGGCATCGGATATTCCCATTTATGATTTGTATAGACAGCAGACTTCCAAAACTGATCTGTATTTACAAAAGGCCTTAACTGCCCGTGCTGGAATTGTGTATGAATATCGATTCCTTCAAAGGGTTCCGGCCCGGCAATAATCGATCCTGATCTGAACGCCTTTCTCAGTAATGTCATATTCTGACCATCTATCAATCCATTCACTATGATTGACAGTTTCATATCCTTTTGAGTACCGTAGAAGACCATACAGGCATTTTCGTTATTATGCTGGTATATTCCATTGCGATTAACTGATGATGGCTGTAACACGCTGTAAAACTCTTTACCATTGTTTAAATACTTAGCAGCAACAAATGGTGCCGTCCCAAGAAAACAATTTGCTTCTTCAGAAAAAGTAAGAGTCTTTCCGGTATCAGGATTCAATATTGTGAAATGAATTTCCTTATAAAAAGGATCATATCCGATAACAACTCCATTTCCCCAGGAAGGAATATCCAGGATCTGGTATTGCGACTTCAACAGTTCAAAGTTCTCATTACACCATGACTGAACCTGATATTTCTGTGACATATTCTCTACATCCAACTGACCACCCGAACCAATAATTCTCCAGATGATATTTTTCATGGTATCAATACCAACAATTCCGGTATCAGTAACCAGGACACCTGAAGTGAATTTCGAACCATAATTTGTTAACCGGCGTTTAACTTTTGCCAGAACATCTGAGGTACCAAGAATAATTTCACCCAGACTTGTAGGTACCCGATACTGTGATTCATTGAATATGTGTTCGTTTATCGATCTGTCAGTTACTGTTATTAACCGGCCATACAATTCCCTGATGCTATTTATTGGGCCATCTTCCCATCCAAAATCAACATAAGAATTAACTCCAAATATCCGATAGTCATTGATGAAAGAACCAGGTATCTGCTTACCGGACCAATATACACGGTTTGGATATTTCAAAGCCCTATATGGAATGTAAAAGTTATACCCGCTTGATTTTTTACCACTCAGGCATTCATTGTATCCCGTATTTACATACATAGCCTCTACTTTCACATCATCAGACTTCTCAGTAATGGCCCATTTCTCAAGTGTATTGAAGATATCATTTGACAAACACTTTGGGAAATAGGTATAAGTCAGATCAGTGGTTTCTACATCACAACGCATCTGGGTATTTACCCTGTTCTCTGAAATGAAACTCATGACATAGGCATGAGGATACCATTCATCATCAGTGAATTTATCGGGAATATTGCGCCAATGATTTGCCCTGAAAATTGTCCTGTTCAAGAAACCATCACCACTGAAAAGAACAGGAGCTGTTGGCGATGTAAATGTTATCATTTCACTGACCACATTATACATTTCCTGGTAAGCCTCAAACTGATTGTAAATACTACTCCAGTAAGTTTCCTTGTCTTTATATTTCCTGATGGCAACAAATGATTCCTTCAGATCAATAGATTCATTCGGTATGATTCCGATATAGCGTTGTGAGTAAATGGTCCGGTTACTATATGCATTGTAATAAAATCCAAAATCGCGGTTATCAATTTCGTAATCTTTGAGCATTGTGGTCCACTGATCACCTTCTTTGAACCGGTTTCCATAGGTGTTTTTCACCTGAATCTGCACCGATGGCTGAGGATTGAAACTGACCTTTTGTTTACTTGTATCATTGACTTCAAACTGAAAATAGATATTGTTCCATTTTTTATGAAATTTAAGGAAATCATCCATACTGTAACTGGCTATCTTCTTGACATAATAAGTAGTCAGATCATTCAGATGCTTAACTTCATTCATCATATAGTCAGGAGAGAACAAAGCATATCGCTGCTTTGATGATAGTGCAGGTAACCAGGTATCCTGATCAATACCAGCTCCCGGGTTCTCTACATATTTCGATGTAGGAAAGAGTCCGTCATAGGCACCCTGATCCAAACGATACCTCGGAAGAGGCATAAATAACGATTCTGATTCAGTAATATCTGATCCGCTATCTAGGTTATTTTCACCCATGTAATGTGTTTCACCATACATCATAAACTGATTGAAACAGGGTAATACCCATCCCTGGTACAGAGTGTTTTCTTTCCTGGACCCGCGTACAAACCTGAAACCAATAACATTTATAAACAGGTCCGGATTCTTATCCTTAAATTCTAAAGCATTCGCTAATTCCATCTTTAACCCTATGGCCTTGGATAGATTATTCTGAGCAGCACGGAATGAACCATATACGAAATCAGGAATCTCTATCAATCCTTTACCATCGGCAACAGGCTGAGGAATCATCAATGAACTGTACCGGCATGACATGATAGGAATGGCATCAAGTTCTTTTCCCGTAGAAAGTATAAACTGAATAGCATATGGATAAATCTCTCCCCTGAAATGGGTCCGGCCACCCAGAATCAGGTTTGGATTTTTATACTGAGGAATCATCGAACTCTTGTTTACATAATCCTCAATAGTCATATCATTGATTGATTGGTAAACAATGGATGGATATATCTTTGATGCAAATTCTCTTAAAGCATCAATTGAGTAATCAATGTCTTTCCAATTGGCACCAAAATAAATATTGTCTGCTACTGTATGAGTTTTTGATATTGGAGGAATGTTATTTGTATTCAGGATATCAGCCTCAGTAAGAGTCTCCCTTTCTTCATTGCCGGATATGGCAATAATCATCTGATCTGATGATATTACATAGTATTTATGGATGAGATATTGTTCTCGAATAGCAGCTGAAGCAATCCCGGGACCATGATATTTCCATACACCAACCTCAATGTATTTGAATTCCTGATCAAGATTTGTCAGATATAAATTGATCTCTTTGTTTGTCGGTGTTGCCATTTCATCAGTTAACCCCTCGATATCAATAGCTGTATCACCAACATGCACTGCAATAGGACCTATCTCTGATAAGAATGCTGTGCGATCAAACGATTCAGAAACATACCTGAAAAACAAAAAGTAATTCCCGGGCATATTGTTTCCGTTATTCGTTAAACCACGAAACTCAATGTGAGGATGTTTGTCTGTTGTCTTAATGTGACGAACTCCATAAGGAAATGAGGTTTCATTATATACCCGATTGGTATAAAGGAAATCCTGATTGAATCCTGTATTGATCAATAGATTCGGATTTACGAAATCGGCAATATAAATATCAACCGACATATCATAACTGGGAGCTGCAAACATATCAAGTTCAGTTCCCTTTTTCCAATCAAACAATTTTGTTCTGAAGGGCACTCTGGTTCCTGAAGGATAAGTTTCATTTCCCTTCATGAAATTATACAATGGATTGTAATCATTTACTTTTTCCAGGGTGACAGGATCTATTGACGGGAAACAACCTATTTCACCAATACCCCGATTAGGTTCTACGGATGCAATATAGAGCACTCCGGAATAGGAACAAGCACCGATAATAACAAAGTCCTTCGAAATACTGATCGTCGGTGTAGCGTCCCCTATTGCGTTCGAATTGCCTGGTAATGGTTTAACAATTAACCCCTGGCCACCGTCATTGACCAACCGAATTCCTTCAGTGGGAAAATCCCAGGTTAAACTATCGCGTTTACTGGGATCAACATCGGCCGAAATGCCTTTTACAAAAATATGATTCTGTTCCATGTTATTCGTCTATGACATGAGTGTTAAGATCGTTTGTTACAAAGTCCATACTGCCGATCTTCGGTATCATATTGTATTGGATAAAATGCAATGAATTCAGATCATCAAGAGTCATATTTCTCATGCTTGTCCGGGCATCGCGCAATGAATTAACCATCTTTTCATAAATAACCTGGTACCTGTCTGACGATAATTTCTGAAGCAGGAAATCTTCATAGTACATCTTTTCGATACAAAAATTCTCAACAGCATACAGATGCTCTTCCGGAATAACAGGCAGTCCATCAGAATCCAGGCGTATTCCGTAAAAATCAATATAAACCTTGCTGGCAGTATAGGTAGAATTGAAGTGAAGCCATAATCCTACTTTCCTGAATGGAACTTTACTTGATATATCTCCACGTTTTGAATACACGGAAAGTATCCTGTAGACATTACATGGTATTAAAGCTTTTCGGTTCTTCACAGTTAATTCAATACCAGCATAACCAATCATGTTATCGACATCCTGCAGATGTTCCCGTTCACATTCTGAGGACCATTCCAGGATATCGCCCTCATTGATCTCCTTGCTCCGGTGTGTCCTTGATATCCTGTCAACTATTGTCAGGTAGTTATATTCCGGATTTTCTTGTACTGATTTTTCTGTGTTCATAGTTTGGCGTTTCGTATTGATGTCCTTTATTAATTTCTTCTTTTAATTTTTTTCTCCATCTATCTGTGAAGACCAGGTAATATTGAACTTTAATCTTCTGAAATGAACGTTTTGTAAAAACAAAAATCGGCTGATATGTTACCCCGAATGTTTCAGGATTTGGTTTATATACTGCCGATTTTGGATGAAAACAACCGATTGTGAGTTTTGCGAATCTACCACCCTGAAAGTCATAAGAGTCATTGTCATAAATCATATCCTCAATTATCAACGTACAAAATTCTCTTATTACATCACGGAGTATTTTCAATTTTATCCACTCATAACATTTTGTTCTATATCTCTTCTTTCCTTTTTCTTTGATGAAGGATCCTAACAGATCATCCCAGGTTCCAAACTTTCTGTTTCCTTCAAAGTATTTATCATTGTCAGATAACAGATCATTTGTTTCAATCAACTGTATATTAACTTCATCATTCTTTCCTTTGAGGAATATGTTTCTCATTAACCAGATTTTTGTATTCACTTAAATCAATGTCAGCTACTGCTCCATTGTTGATTTTTATTCCGGAAATTTTTTCCCATTGCCCCATCCAATCCGGAGTATGATCTTCAAAATCTCGTTCAATAGCTGCATACACATCCTGATTCTGCTTATGTTTTGGATCGTCGTATTCTACACAGGCATAATCCGGAATGTAATACTTCTTTGAATTTAGAGTAACAACGTAATGAATCCGGGACTGACCATTGTCTATCCGATTCTCGGTTCCACAATAGTCATATTGATGATTAAATAGAAAGTATTGACCTTCTATCTGCATTGTTTTATTCATTACGATTGCTGCCATAATTATTCGTTTACTGTCAGAGTTTCCCAACCTTCATTATTTTCCTTTGAGAATCCATTGACTTCAAGTTCTTTATCAACTACTAACTTCCCATCCCGAACGCCAGTACGAAATCTCATTCCTGTATCCGGATCAGTGAAATATGAATATTGGGCCTGAACATTAGTTTCATTGACGCTGGTTGTGCTAAATGCAGTAACCATACGATTGTTATCATCAACAATCTGATATGTAGTTCCCATATCCAATAAACCTTTTGCAATAAGAGAATCTAAACCAATTTTAGTTACTTTTCTTACGTTTGCCATGATATTGTAGGATTTGAATGATTATTTTGTTTGAACAGGATTTATGTTTCCATCATTGATTTTGTCTGGCCATAACCCCAGGGTAGTTAAGAAATGCTTTATTACAAGCAATTCTAATTTCTGAGGATCAGAAACAGGAAACGGACTTGTTTTGAAATTATATCCTGGAACTTTTCTGGGATCATCGGCAATAGCTATCACGGACACATATCGCGCACCCTGGCAACCATAATTCTTTACAAATACCTTTGACCCAACAACAGCATAACATGGCCGTTTCTTCGTGTAAACAGCATGTGTCGATGCTATCAAACCTTGAAATGTCTTATTGTCGAAATTCTGTGATAGATCAGGAAGGCCAAAATATAGAATAGCTTTTCTTCCGATCCTTGTATTAAGACTCGGGATATCGACATAACCGATCTTATGTTTTTGATCAATAGAGACAGATTGACTTACATTGATCGAGATATCATCGAATTTCACCTCAAGGTTATCAAGTGACTGATAATATCCCTGATCAACCATTCCTGATTTCGCTTCATCATTGATAATCGAATTCCTGATATCAAGGATTTTGTCCTCTATTAATTCAGATTCAATGACCCGATCGTCAGATATTTCGTATTGATGAAGAGCTTCTAGAATTGAATCGCGTATTTGCCAAAATGTCTTTTCCATCTTTTAAAAATTAACCCCCTATGAGGGGCGGGGGCTTTCGCCCCCTTCCCATAGAGGAACAATCAACCAAACCTTCTTAGGATAACCAGGCAGTGATCAGAGCATCAAGCGATGTGTCTGCACCACTCGGAGTGGAATCATCCATGTAACGGCCACCATCACTCTTGAATTTGCTTGCCAATGCCTGTGAAAGCAGGACATACAATTCAACAACCATATTGGTCTTTACAAACGAGCCGGCAGGACCTTCGGTATTCGGATGGTCATACTGAGTCGTAAGGATGTATTTACGATACTTACCGCCCTGGATTGGCTGGTTATCGACATAACTCATAGCGCCAAGGACCCCCTTGCTTCCACGTCCCATGAACTGACGGAATATATCATCTACAGTGAGATATGCATACCCTCCATTTGGGGATGATTGTTTAACAAGAGTCAGTGTATTGGTATCACCGAGAACCAGGGCAAATGTGTTCACCGAATCCGGAGCATAAATCCAGATCTGACTGTTGGCATCAGAAACGGCAAATACTCCATGATCGGTAGCGGCAGCAGTAGCAAACTGAGCAACAAGCGTTGCCAGGGTAGCACTTCCGGCAATGGCATGATTTGTACCATCAATATACATGCTCAAGGCAGTTGTGGTACGGGTAGTACCATCCAGAACTACAATATGAGCTGCTTTGGTAGTAGCCTTGCCAAGTTCATACTGGACATGAACGGCGTATTCCGGGTCCTTATTTTCAGCATAAATATACCTTTCATCAATCGTTGAATCAACCGGTGTATCAATGGTGAATTTGTAGAAAGGATCGAAAGAAGTGATCAGATACCTCTCAGTGTCAATCCGCAGACAGACAAGTTTGGTATTTACATTGGTATTAGCATTGAACTGAATAGCCATCTGGCCGGCAGTGAAAGTGGAAGCTGTTACAAAAGTCTTAGTAGTACCATCTTCCAGATTGACATTAAATCCAGAAGCATCAGTATAGTCACTGTTTGTAACTACATAGGCACGACGGAGATTGACATAGGATTCACTTCCGACACGTTCTGAATCCAGTTTAGCAAGTTCAATGATCTGGTCCTCGATGGATTCAAGGTCAGAATCAGCAATAACACCATTTACCATTGCAGCAAGTCCGGAAACCTGGCCTGCATAAGTAAGGTGACGATCAAATACCTGATCGTTGAGAACGCCGGGGTCTTTCATCGTTTTCACGAAATCAAGGCCTACTGAGTACGGTTCACCTTCAACGGCAGGGCGCTTGGTCAGCTTGATAAAGCTGGCAATATACTTGCCCTCTAAGTTGTTGGTGGTTTTTTTGACTGTACCGGTCTTCGGAAGAGAAATGTGCCTGTTACGAAGCATAAAAATCTTCTCAGAACCCGAAGTGTACAATCCGAAGTCCTTGGTGTTAACAGCGTTAACAAGAAACCTCGTGATTGGTTGTGATGTATTAGGCATCTTAAAACGAATTTATTGGGTTAATTACTTTTGTTACTTTCTGCAGCAAAACTTTGGAATCTCGAATCAGAATTCCTCTCAAGATATTTAAGTGCTGCTATTTTAATCACCTCTTCTGTCTGAACATCCGGAAGTTCACAGGGAATACTTCCATACCCAGGAGTATAAGGAATACCAGCTTCAACAGTGTGATCAGCAAGTGATGTTTCATCCAGGTATATCTGATCAGGATACCGGTAATATTCAAGCCTCATAAGTCTTGCTTCACTATCGGTTTCTGAATATACCCGAATTTCACCACCTACTATCTCATAATAAAGCCGGCCTTCCTTTGCCCTTCTGTAGAAGTTTGAGGGGGTTACAGCGCGTTTATCGCTTCGAAGTATCCTTGCATATTCCCAATCCTCAGAGTCTCTGTAAAGCCCTGTATTGTCGTCAAAATAACTCATGACAAACATTACATTGAGAAGTCGGAAATATGTTGGATAGTCCTTGAGCTGATGGCCCGTCACTCCATAATATTTCGGCAGGTAAAATGATAATCCATGAGGTTTTATCGGATCGATATTCGATAACACATTCCCTTTGAAAGTAAACGTATTGTCTGTTACAACCCGAAGCATTTCAAGATCATCAATCCGATCCTGCACAAGTTCACCCGTTGGCGCTTTCGATGCCATCCATTCACGCATAGAAGAATTCATCAGCCGGTTCCAATAAGGAATACTGACTACTGAAGTACTCTCGCGCTTAATAGCGTCAAGAAAGAGGTTGAAAGCATCCAGAGTGTTCATGATAAATGAGGTTTAAGAATTGAGCAATCTACTCCACTTCGTTAAGTATTCTGAATTTTCAGTTGCCGCAACGAAAGATTTTACTTCGTCAAGTGTCCGGCCAAGAAACTGCTTCCCATCATAGAATGATCCATTCTTTACAGTGATGTAATTCCTGGAAACAAGCTTGAGGACAAACAGATCCTTTTCCATTCCTTTAGCAAAACAGTCAATAACCTTCTGCGGATTTTCTTTGCACGCGGTAATCAATTTATCCTTTACCTGAGTCTCCGTCAGTACATCAATGTTAACATTGAATCCCGGGATATTGTAGTTAAGGAGTAAAGCAATATCGCGATACTTTCCAATCGATGCAGAACGGATGAGAGTCTGTGCTTCGAAGATCAAATCTTCTTTCGACATACGTGCTTCTGAAATGGCTACACGGTCCTCAATGTAAAACACCGTAGTTCCTTTCACAATTTTGTCTTCTGAAAGGGCAACTATGGGCTGTTGAAGCCAGTAACCATACATGGCTCTTGCATACGGATCAATGATCATACCGGATTCGTCCTTTGCAACGTTCAGGGATGCACCGTGTTTCAACGGATACGTATTGAACTTTTTGGACTTCTCACTCAGTTTCGTTTCCACGTAAATAATTACCGGAAACTTAGCTGCTTTCTCCGGATTGATAGGAATTTCCTGGCACATTTCTGCCCTAGTAAGATTGCCTTCTGTCGTCGGATCACTTGGATCGATATGCTGACCTGTAAGGTATGTATTCAGTGTCTCATCGAATATTGGCACACTTGGATACGGGAGTGTCCTGTATCTCTTATCGACTGATATCAGTCGAACAATTCTTGATCTGTTACTATTGCTCATAAAAATGATTTGTTAAATGTAGGCACAAAAAGGATTACAAAGAAACGCTGGTACGTTTGTACGGGCGGAAAATCCTGGCAATCTTGGCACGACTGATAACACCGGTCTGGAACAGGATATGTTTGTGTGTACCATCGACGCTGGTTGCCATCTTGCCACCAACATTGATACCATCAACACTACCTGACTTCGGAGGACGAAGCTGTACCAGCTGAATCTGAGGTTCACCACCTTCAGTTATACCGAGCGGAGCGAAGAATCCGTCATACTGGCCGAGTTTGGTTCCATCGGTGAGCCACTTGTTAGGACGACCGGTTGAATCAAGCCAATGATACAGTTTCGGGATAATACGGATGCCGGACATTTCATAGTATGCATAGGTGTTATTCACACCCTTGTCAGCTCCTGATCCTTCGACATTGTGGTTTGCAGTTACAAAACCGTTTTCGCGCATCATGCGGCTGAAGCCATTCATATTGGCGCGGCTTGTGAAGAAGGCAACTTCAGTGAGTCCGTCACGGCCAACCCTTGCATCAACATCAGTCATGATACCTTCCAGGAAGTCAAGAGTCCAGATACCATTGAAAGGATACTCGTAAGCACCTTCGTTCTGGTTCAGCACACCATCACCGGCCATGATCTCACGGCCTTCTTTGTCATGCATCAGGACTTCACCATCCATGGCAACGGTACCGACACCATTGATCAGGGCATACTCATGATAATCAGCGGCACGCTTCATCATTTCGTTTTCGGCATGAGTGAGGAAAGTAACTTCACCATTATGCATAGTCCAGAGTTTACTTGCACCCATAGCTTCGGCAGTACCGGAGTATGAATATTTGAGCCTCTGAAGAGTCATGTAAGCATGACCCCATGCATCAAAGGTGTACTTCTCAACGCCGGTCTCCGACCAGTCATGTTCGTACATTGTCATGGTGCAGGCTGCTTCGGCATTTTCTGCCATGCTTTCAAGGTTGATATAGGCATCCCTGTCCTTGGTGACAATCTTCACGATATACTTGAATACGCCGTCTTCCTCAACAGGAACGGTGTTGTTAATCACATACAGGTGGGTCCTGTTATCGTCAAGAACGATAACTTCTTTGTGGCCGGCCCAGTTAGTGTCAAGATGGATAGTAACCTCGGACTGATCTTTTCCGGGTTTGGTAGGAAAGGCATCACAGCTGAACGTTTTACCGGTGCTGTCTGCTTTGAAACGGAGTTTACGCTTGTCAGATGATTTGATAGCGTATTGTACATGATTGGATTTTACCACGCGCATTGATTTGCCTGTGAATCCATCGAACAGGCCCTTGGTCTTTAAACCTTTCAGGGCGAGAAGTGAGCTGAATGGCGTTTCCTGACCTTCAAACAAGGTGTAGACGGTAGGAAGAATATCAGCATTTGCAACCATTGCATCGACAAGATTGCGCGAACTGATGCTCTCATTCGCAATATCAGCTGGTTGTCCAGGAAGATACTTCATTGTTTATTGGTATTAATGAGTGAATTAATAATGTGGTGACAAAATCTTTAAACTAAATTGTCGGGATTGAATTCCCTTGGTACTACTACTGTTCCTGATCCTGGTTTGTCACCGGCACCTAACTTATCCTCAATTTCCTTCTTGAGAGCTTCCTTGCTATTGGATAGCATGGTTTTTAAACCGCCTTCTCCTTTCCACAACAAAGCTGCCAATTTCAGGACTGTCTCTTCGCTTTGCATTAGAGTATCCATCTTTGACATTCTTGTTTTTGGATCACGCTTGAAAAGTTCCGGGAGATCTTTGAAGAATTGAGTCCTGTCAGCTTCGCTAAACTCAATTCCATAGAAATCCTTTGCGGTTTTGTTTCCCTCAATGAATTTGTTGATTATAGTCAGGTTCGTTTGTTCTACTATTTCAAAATCTGCAGCTTCTTTCTCTGCTAATTTCCGGGCTGCTTCTTCAGTCTGTACTTTTGTTTTTGACTTGTATTCGCTTTTCAACTGATTGGCTTTTTCTTCCAATTCGATTCTGGATTTTCCGGTGAAATATCCATCGATCTCTTCATCAGTATAACCATCAGGTTTGGCATCTGTTTTCCCAAATTCTTGCTTGTAATAGGCTTTAAGAAATTCAACGCCATTCAGGTTCATAATTGATTCCTGCGCATTACGATTCTTTAACCAATCATCGAATTTGAATCCGTCCTTAGCTTTTGCAGTGACATAATCCTGGATAAAAGGATCATCAGTAATGCCAGGCTGTTGCTGTTGTTGTTCCTGTGGTTTTAATCCTTCAGCAAGTGTGTCTATAATGACATCATATTCCGTTTTCCCTTCAGGAAACTTACCGGCTTTCACATCATCAGGAATATCCCATGGTTTCTCCGTTGTTGACAACCTGGCTTTCACCGAATCCCATACAGGAGACGGTGTAAACTGTTGCTGTTGCTGTTGCTGTTGCTGCTGCTGCTGTTGATTTTCACCACCTGCCGGTTCTTCTTCAGCAAGACTTGAGATAATCCTGTTTTGCAGTAACTGCGCTTCTTCCGGTTTCTGACCACCGGCTGGTTCTTGTGCTTGTTCTGTCATCGGTCTGAGATTTTAACTTTTGATTTTGCTTTTTTGTCTTCTATGTCTAGTTTACGCATAGTCTCAATATGAGTCGTTACCCTGTCATGCTGCTGTAATCGGAGTCCGAGTTCATTGAACATGGCATCGAGTTTCAACTGCAGCGCCTGCAACTGTTCATTATTTGTTTCATGCCTATCCTGATTTTCAAGATATGCAAGCTCTACTGCATTCTCTGATTCTATTTCAGCGGCCCTGAGCTGACGTTCCTGCTGTAATTTCAATTCATCATTCCTGGCCTTCATCAGATCGCGCTGCTTTTCATTCTGAATCTTCATTCCCTCAAGCTGAATTTTGGCCTGCTCAAGTTTATTCTTCTCCTGCTCCATGAACATATCGTATTGATTCTGATAATCAATCTTCGCCTTTTCGATATCGATCATGTCCTGTTTCTCCTGACTTGCAGCCATCTGCTGAATCTCAATAGCTTTTTCAGAGAAATATTCAAACTTTTTAATCAGTGATGTAAGACTGTCTTCATTCCATACTTCCAGGAACTGATTAAATGGTAATTGACCTTTGTCATTCTGCCTGATTGCTAATTGCTTGAGCTCATTCAGGCGCTGTTCATTCTTTGAGTTATCGCGAACAATGATTTCCCAATCTGAATTTTTGAGAATTCCGGCCGGTATCTTCACAATATCTTTAGCCAGATCACTACTCATTATTTCGAATAACTCATCCTCTGTGTAACAATACTTCACACAGAGATTGAGGAATATTGACTGAGCCTTTGATAAAATAAGATCTTGGTCATAATACAAAATCTCTGTTGTGAGCAGACTTTGATTAAGCGCCATTTGGTTACTTCCAACCTGGTCTGTTGATACCGTGACTCCCATTCGTTGCCGCGGCATCCCCATTGTATCAGAAATCTCATTGTCAATGGAATCAAGCATACCATCCAGATAGGTGATACTCGTTGTGACAGTATCATCGAATGAAGCCCATTGATTGAAAGAATTATTAATCTTCCGGCCATGTTCGTCAGTTGTCTTGATGTATAACCGGCCTAACTTCTTATGATATTCCCATTCCTTCCGTGACATATCAGGCGGCTTCTGGGATAAGTCAATGACATTACCGCGGGTACCTGATATTGCAAGCAGCAGCTCCCTGTGATAATGAATGATCTTGTATAACTTCTGAAGATCCCTGGTGGACCAGATCAAAGAATAAGGCCTGTCGGTTATTGTCGAATATGTCTTACCGACAACCGGTAGCATGACATCGTAATAATCATCCACCGATCGCGGCTGAATCTTATCTTTCCCGAAATCAATGAAATATTTATCATTCAGGATAACGGCATAATACCGATCCAGGATAGCACGTTCATACACATACTCACCCTTTTCTTTGTTAATGAACTCAACTTCGCTGGATGGTATCTGTTCTTTCGTTTCCTTATTGACATATTTTCCATTCTTGAAATAGTAATCATCAGAAGTCAATATGCTCTTTCCGGAAGTGATGAAATGAGTAAATGTCTTACCATTGTAGTTATTCGGTGATTTCTTGATAGGAATCTTACGTTCTACCTTCCACCATATCCTAAGCTCCTTGACTATATTGGCACTATTATTCTCCAGGGTGCCGGCATATACTCCATCAGAAAAAATTGCACCATGATCAGGCGTGACGACAATAGCGGAGTTTTCAGCCCTGTTCGATGCTTCATCTATCTCAGCCCATTCTTCCTCAGTTAATGCGCCCAGATGCTTGTATTGCTTCCTAACGTCAAGATATGACTTATTCTCTTCAATGGCTACCCAGGGTCCTTTATGTGTCCACTTGACACCATCAATAGAAGGGAAATATACCTTCAGTGCATTGATATTTTCAAAGTCAGGCAGTTTGTTTCCCGGTGTATAATTGACATAATAATACTGCTTGCCTGTAACACACTGAGAAATAAAATTCCGGATCGCTTTTTCTTTGATCTCAAGACGATCAATGTGACTCTTAGACAACTTTTCTGATAATTCCTCCCGGATATCTTTGTAATTATACCGGTAGTACCGATTGATCTCTTCAAGTTCATTCTTCGAAAATAACTGCTGCCGTTCTGCTGAAGCCTTTATCGACTGCAGTTGTAAAAGATACTGGGGAATAACAGATTGCAACTGACTTATTGTTGCCGGGTCCGCGTTTTGTTCCTGGGCCTGCTGCATCATCTGCTGAAGCTGTTCCATCTGCTGTTCAATGTTCTGAATCTTAAGAGTCACACTGTAATAGCGTTCCTTGACTCTTTCTTCAATACGATCCAGCATGCTCTTGCAGATATCATCATATTTCTTGGCCAGGCTATTCCTGTCAATGGCATGAACAGAAAATTCATATGGGCGCCGGCTTTGTTGTGATACCAGATGATTAATCTTTGAACGCTGTTTTCCTACATTACGAATCTTAGCCGGAAGCTCATAATCCCCAATCTTGCGGAGATAATCAAATTCTTTTTCGTCCTGGAATTCATTATACATATTCCAACACTCAATGTCCCTCTTCTTTGATCCGGAAGAAGCAACACACATGGACCGGATATGCATAGCGTATGCTTTCCTGCCATTTCTTGTATTCATGTCAATATTGAGTGCCATAGTAATTAGATTTCAACAATCTGTCCGTTAACTGTTACAAAATGCGTATAATGCTCTTTCTTTGTTTCACTCTTTTGGCTCTTCATAACCTGAAGCCCCTCTTCATCCTTTTCCAGAACAATGTCCAATGCTGAAGTGATAGTAGTATCACAGTTGTACTTTTTCCCGGTAGGATCATAACGGAACTTTGCCAATCTCTCAATCTGATAGATGTCATCCATCCTGTTAATGAAATCTTCTGTCAATTCATCCTTTAGCATATACAGCCAGTGAGGTTTTGTTGCCGGATCGATCCCCCAACGATTGGATGTTTTCGATTTGATAATCATGGAAGCACTTACAAACTCAGGACGTTCCTTAAGTAGAGAAGTGAATCCGTTCTTATCATACCAATCAATGATGCGGATTTTTGAATATTCAATGAGATTGATTGCTATTCCATAGAATATACATCCCATGGCTGTGTGCTCATAGAATGTTTCCGATCCACCCTCTTCAGTTTTTGGGCGCTCTGTTATCCTGGCAACATATTTCCGTGCTGGAGAAAAAGGACGTAAAGGATTGAAACTTTTAAAACATTGCCAGCTTCCCTTTGAATCTGTTGTACTCTCATCCTGATCATAGGAGTCTGTTGCTGTTTTGTAGAGATTGATAAAGACTTTCCCATTCTCATCACATTCCGGTTCTTCAAACATATGGAACCAGCCTTCAGGATCTTCTACAAATCTCACTCCCTCGAATGGTCTTTTCGGATTGATCCATACTAATCGGCCAACCTGTTCTATCCTGGCTTCCTGATGCGTTTGAATAAATGACTTCCTGATATTCAGCAATTCAATGATATGCTTGCCAAAAAAACCACCGGTATTGATTTTGAAAGCATCCGATGCATAAAACGGATGCTGGGTTTTATGAGTGTACTGTTCTTCAACAGTCTTTTCTTCATAGAGTTTGTTGTAATATTCAATACTCTTCTGCTTCAGAGAATTGCCATCCTTATCAATGATTGCATAGAAATAAGCCGGAGTAAAGTGACCAGTTAATGTATTGGCTGTACTACCTGGTTCTTCCCATGTATTCTTGAATGATAACATCCCATGTTTTTTGGGATTGTAATGCATATCCTCAAGGTCTGCGGCCCCAGCCTCCATATCACCACCGGTACCAACAAAAGTGCTATAACCTGTCTTTTTACCTTCGGCACTCGTTGAAGCATTAACAAAACCCTTTGTTCCTTTTACCTGACCGGCTTTCCATTTACCTACTTCCTCATATATAACCCAGTATGGAGAATAGCGGGATACAGCCTGAGTCTTATCCTTAGCTGTCAGTTTACGGACTTCAGAACGTGCATTCTTTGACCTTACAACATCCTTTGAATTGAAACCTTTGGCACGAACTTTATAAAATTGAGTATTCTTGATATCGTCCAGGCCACGGATCGTATTATCCATCGTATGATCAGCATCGGTATCTTCACCGGCCACGATAATCGTAATGGATGACTTTACAAAAGTGTAGTTCCAACCAGCTATCATTCCGGCCAATTTCTCACTGAATCCTTTCTGCCTTGCCTTTAGTTCTGAATTATCTTTCTTCTGTTCCTGCATCATATCAAGCCTCCTGGCAAATAAAAAGTCCATATCAAGGAACTTTGGTTTCGTAAGAGTCTTGATATCAGAATCTCCTTCCAGACCATAAATAGGCCAGAAATTAAGGTAGAAGTAGAATCGACCAGATATGTGAACTGTACGGTCCACAATCATCAGATCATAATTCGGAAGATAACAGCTGTTCGGAGGAATTACCTTCTCATATTCCCGGTTATAAACATCTTCTTTTGTATGATTCCAGATAGCATCAATACCATCTACTATACAATCACCACCAGGTTGAATAGCATTTGGAACACTGAATCCCTGAGTACAATATTTAAACTGTCTGTTCCACCATCCTTCATCAATAATAAAATTGCCTTCTTCAAGAAATTCATCGGTAATATCTGTCGGCTGGAGATGAAAATAATCTTCATCCCAGGGGAGATCCTGCTTAGAAGAAACAGGACGAAACCGTTCAGTATTAACGAATATCATTAATCAAACAATCTTTTTAAGTTTTGTTCTTTCCGCTTTTCTTTGGTTTCAGCAAGAATTTTAGTTCTCAGTTTTGTTTCGTAGTCAATCAGTTTTTCAGCAAGAGTTATGGCCCTCATTTTCTCTTCCGAATTGTCAAATTCGATATTCGCCATGACCTTTTGTTTTGTCATGATTCCTTCCTGATTCGGAAATTCTGCCGTTACTTCAACTCTTTCTCTCCTGGTAAAAGGAATGTTCTTTAACCGGGTAAGAATATCCTGGATATCAACCTTGAGTCCTTCGTAAAGAATCTCAGTTGGCGAATATTGAAGGTTTACATAATCATTTTTCAGTGCATTGTAATAGAAATCTTTTTCAAAATCATCCGGTTTATATTTCCCATCAAGCATTTCGGAACATATCCTATCTGCCCTTTGTACCGGTAATAGGTTTGAGAACATACCACCACGCTTCCACATGAAGAATGTAAACACAAGACAGGCATTAACCCATGGTTTTCCCATATGCCGATCTCTGCCGTTAAGTTCCTGGTAGGACTTCAGCATTTTACCTTCTTCGGTAATGAACACTTCACCGTTCTCAACTTCCAGGAACATTATTTCTTGAATTTGATTTTTAAATAAGTCGAAGCACTTACGGTCCTGTTAAATGGATCAATAGCGATACGATAAGGATGATCTTTCTTTGACACATACATGACATCTGCCGATGCTCCGAAGTATGCAAGCCCTGAAGTCAATGTAGCGCCAAGGAACAACTTTCTCTTTGGCTCTTCCTTCACTACCGTATTTGTATAGATATAGTGTTCACGGCTCTGTATTGTACCATAAACCTTCATTGGACCAAGCTTATTCTGATATACCGAAGTCTTTACAGAAACAGTTCCGGTTGAATCATTGATCAGAGGCACATCATAATCTCGCTTTTTATTGTAATCAGCAAGAATAGCCCCGGTATCCACCGGCATATACATAGGAAAACTATCTACCTCATGTATCGGTTTTGGCTTAGGAATATTGTTGTTTACCGGAACGGGAACCAATACAACTTTTTCAGTTATTGAATCCCTGTACTCAATCTTTGTATCACAATCAGGACATGAAGGAAACTCACGCGCTAAAAACAGCAATATCGCTAAGGCAGCGATAACGATATATGGCAATATTTTCAGGTATTTTGTCATTACTTTTTGCTTTTAAAAATGCCGTAGAAAAACCATTTGGTAAATCCCAACCCGACAAGAAAACTAAGAGCCGGGGGACCAAGTACACTAAAACCAAAAGGAAGGTTTTTAAAGAAATTTTCCATATCGATTTTTGTTCCTGGGATATGAATGATAATCATAAGGCCAAGAGTGAAAGCGAATGAAGACACGAAACCGGCCCAGTTGTTAACAAACCAATACTTGAAAGATATCTTTGCAGTCTTATCTTTCCTATTGGCAAACTTTCCGGTATATACACTGATGATCCCAAGCAAGCAAAGGACACAATCGATTAAAATCAGGTGTTTCATAATTTTATTAATTAAGTTGATAAACAAGTGACAATCTGTCTTTTTCAAGAATCACATCAACAATATTATTTCTGTAATATTCTTTTGCTTTTCTTATCTCTTCTTTTCTGTTGTATTGTTCCATGAATTGATTTCTGATCTTCATCAAAAATTTTGACTTATAGCTCTTTATACTACTCGGCTTACTTCCAAGTATCTGAGCTATTTCCCGAACTTTTTTCCCCTCAGAAAGTAATTCTACAAATCGCCTCTGATATGAAGTCAAATTCATCAAATCAATTTTGATTACATCGTTGTCGATATCAAGATAAACTGGATCAGAAGAAATCTCGTAATTATCTTCACTCAATAACATACAAGTCATCTTCTTGCGTGATGCCATTTCTAAATTGAATGTGTTTTTGTAAATTCCCCACAGGAAAGAAATAATTTTAAATTTCTGATCCCAGCGATACCAATATCTTAACGCTTTTTCGAGTGTATCATAAAGAACATCTTCATCAAACATTTTCTGATTCTTCGCGATTGATCTTAGATAGTTGATATTCCTTACAAGTTGAATGTCGTATAATCCCGGTCGTTTCCATGTTTTCGCTATTTGCCGAGTAATCCTGATACGTGATTGTTCCGACAGATATTTCTTTGTGTGATGACCCTTTTTGAAACGTATACCCTTGTTAATAAGATTTTCTGTAATACATCTTTCATAATTTCCCAGAACAGCCTTTCTTGACTTTATTGCACTTTCTATACTGCACAATGATTGACGATTATCAAGGCCATATTTCAGGCGATATTCCCTGGCAGTCATATTGTGAGAGTGACGTACATGGCAACCAATACGAAGAAAGGCCTTTCCGCAAATATCGCATTTCGGCAGTCCGTCCATATTGTATGTCATTTTTCCGTACATTACCAGTTTATTTTGATGATCGTTTCTGTCTTGAAGAAATCAATATTTAACATTCTTAAATAATAGATGCCAGCAGGAAATTCCCGAATGTCGATTTCCAGATTATCATTTGTTTTCCGTGTTTTGAAAACGACCTGGCCGAGATTGTTGTAAATGCTGACATCGTAGAAATCTTTGATTATTCGAGGGATTATTGTTATTATTCCAGAAGTAGGGTTTGGTACCAGTCATTGTGCGTAAATGACCGGAGGTTCATTTGGTTTCGTAGCGTAAAGTGTTACCGTAGCTGTAGTTGTTATGGGCGGTGCTCCATTATCAGTGAGGGATACGGATATGTTGTATATATGTGTCCCGAGAGAGTTTATACCTGAAGGATTTATAACTATGATGCTTCCGTTAGATACTCCGAAGAGTGACAAAGGATCATCAATTGACCAAACATCTGTTTGGCCAGTATCTGGTTCACAACCGTAGGTTATCCCAACTTGCTGATTAACTACAACTGGCGTATTGAAATAAAAGTCGAAATGTGTTGTTTGTGGAGGACAAACATTCTGACCTAATCCATGCAATGAAATAGTCAGTATCACAAATATTAGTACAAATAACTTTTTCATCTTTTTCTGATTGTTGGTTAATTTATTATGAATTACAAGTTCTGATATTCCGGGATAGCATCGAAACAAGGACATTCCTTGAACCATTCCCATTTTTCAATCTTACCGTTATGATTGAGGTCCGGTGAAAAATCACGATGCCCGCAAATCTTTGCTGAAGGAAATTTTAACTTGAGAGCTTTTAATAGCTCAAGCAGAGTATTTTTCTGTGCTTCGGTTCTTGTATCTGCTCCTTTACCTGTTACATCATCCAGGCCACCGATATAACAGATACCTATTGAGGTTGAATTGAATCCTGCAACGTGAGCTCCGGTTTCCGACAATGGCCGGCCTGTACGTAACTGTCCATCCTGGTAAATTACGAAATGATACCCGATGGTTTTGAATCCCCTGGCTTTATGCCATCTGGTAATATCTTCAACGGTAACTTCTTGTGAAGCCCTGGTTGCTGAACAATGAATGACGATAAACTTGATGTTTCTCATTTGTTTCATTTTTTACATGATGAATTACTAAGATCTTTGACAACATCACTGACAAGTTTCCCGGACCCGGGCAATACATCAACCCCATCTTTCAGGATTTTTATCAGTGCATCATATTCTTTTACTGAATTTGTGATGATGCCTATCTTTTTGTACACCGATACCAGATAGACCAGGATTATGTAGATTACAAATACACTATGGATATATTGGAAAACTTCAGCTTCAATCATTCTTCCCGATTTAACATATTGTGATTTGAATGATTGTAGAATTAGAAGAGTAAAAAAAAGGACGAAACCTTTAAGGCCCCATCCGAGTATTTTTTTCTGACTGAACCATGTATTCCTTACTCTTTGTTTCTTCAGTTTTTTATTTTTCCATTCAACATAAGCTGCAGTTATTCCAAAAAGCAACTCCAGGGTAAGTAATATAGCCAGTAATATCAATGGCAATGACGATAACCCGAAGTAGTTTCCTATTCCGGCACTGAACATTGCAAGTGGAAGTATTATTGGAGTGAGATTTGGACGAACCATTGAACAAAAGAAGGAGTTAGCAGAGCAGTAACCGAAATGAACAAAGAGGTGATTCATCATCTTTTCTAAACTAAAAACGCACTCTGCAACCGGCCGGAGACATCCGATAAATGCATGGGGGTACATTTAAGGATAGCAACACTTTTGGCAAAGAACTGGGCCGGTGCAGATGCGTTAATTATTTTCTGTTTTCCATTTTATGATATCGGCGAAGGTGCTTCCTTCAGCAATCTCCCAGGGAACAAGTTCCATTTTATGAAATTTGGCACTCTGAAGTTTACCTTCAGAATCCCACCAATGACATTTTATTCCCAGGATCTGTTTTGCCTTTTCCTTTGTGCTTGGATCTGATACAACAGGTCTTTCATAAAATCGAAACAGTATGCTTTCCACATACATTTTTTGCTTCAGATTCTCTATATGAGCAACAGCTTCACCATCACTAAAGAGATATTTCTGACTGTTTCCCATAGATTGATACCGTTGTTTTTCAGTATAAATGTAGGCACAAATATATAAACTAAAATTTGTGAAATTGTTGTTTCTTAAATTTTTTTTTTTGATCACTACTTTCTATAGTAAAATTACTGTGTCAAGACTGCTGGTGGAGGCCAGCAGGCTTGTGGAACCCTGCTAGTCGGTTTAGATCGTAGATCGCGGGTTTGCGTGGAAACGAAAATTCTCCCCCCTTCCCCCCTCCTTTTTTCGGAGAAGGGAAGAGGAGAAGGCTGAACCTTGCTGAGCCGGATGAGTCGTGAGTCTTAGGTTATCCAACACCTTCGATAGTATAATTACCCCCCATCAAAATATCGATATTTATTCGAAATAGTGAAATCTATAAGTTATCTCGCTGGGTCGTGGTTATCTTTATGTCCGTTCAGCGATTTACAGCGCCCATTGCTGCGTTTTGGGTTAGTGTGCATTACAAAACTAACCAGAGCTGAAAACGCGCCACAGACGCTGTAATATCGTGCAGGCTGATGATACCATTCTATTCACCGTTTACATTTGAACGGAACTTCCTCAGTGAATTTAAGCTGAAACCAATATGGTTCATTGCAAGATTGAGGTCATTGACCACATGCTGAGAACCGCCTGAATTCATGTAGTCTTCCCGGTATGTATCAAGGAATTTAAGAAGTCCTTCCTGGCAATCGATGGCATCGGTAATTGTTTCTACCTCGTGTGATTCGACAGTTTCAGGAGGCTGAAGTTCATTCTCAACATCATCCTTCTCTTTCGTCATACCTTCGATTGAACCAGGTGCCAGATCGTTATCATTCTTTTCAGGAGAAACGGCTATATCATGTTGTTCAATTGGCGTTTCTTCCTGTTGTTTCCCGACTTCTTCTTGTTCCTGGTTAATGATATCAGGATCCTGTGCTCCTGAATCTATCTTACCGAAAATTGGAAGATCAGGGTCTGTTTCCGCATTGATTTTTACTTCTGCATCAGGTGACGGCATAACCGGAATATTCGGATCAATATCTGGTTCTTCCTTCTTAGCTGGTTCCACTTTTTGATCAGGTGTAGTTGTTGCTTGTTTTATAGGACCTGATGCCTGTACACGTCCGGAGCTACCGGTTTTAGCATTTGGTTTTTTTGTCATGATATGTGATTGATTAATGGGTTACAGAACAGAACACATCACCGGCATCAATAACAAAGTATTTTGTCTCTTCATGCATCATCACATACGGTGTCATTTCGCGGTAATAGATATGATCTCCTACTTTAAGGCCGAATTCTGTAACCGCTACTTCGCCAAGTGCTACAATCACTCCCTGGTAAGGATGATCATGAAACATTTTGGTTTCAGGGTTCTGATTCGGAAGCATAATCCCGGCCTGTTTTTCAATAGGCTTGATCGGAATTGGTCTGAAGATTACTCTCCTGGCAATAGCCTGAACTTCGATAGCTGGAGTATCAAGATACTCAGCTATTACTTCAGCATTGGACATCTTTGCCAGTCTTTCTTTTTCGCTTGGTAATTTTGTCATGACTAAATTGGTTTAACGTTTATATTGCCACCATTCCTGGAGAATTTCCTGAGATAATTATATTCACGTTGAGTGAGCACAATAGCATCCAATGGTGAATCTTTACCTTCCGACATGATTATAACACATGGATTAAGGACCTCTCTGGAATTGATGATAGGATACTGATTTTTCATAACTCGATCAGATAAGCAGGTAAATCTTCTTTAAAGACAATACTTCCCATTTCTGGCGATTTATGGACCTCTACAGCCACTTTCTTCCGTGTCTTGATGACTTTTACCGGTTCAGGAATAACCTCTTCAATAGGTCTTGTAATACGGTTAAACAGATATCCTTTTTGTAACCACCTGATCATTGTATCACGGTAGTCTTTATATTCGATATCTGTCTCTCCAATATGAAATCCACGAACATGATCAACCTGAATCTTTGGCCGGATAGTATGTGAATTGAACTTGCCATTTTCTTCGGTCCTTATCCATACTTCCTTTCCTACAATAACCTCTTGTGGATTTGTTATTGGTTTAAATATGAAGTTTCGGTTATCTGATTTTGCCATTAGAACGGAAGATCTATAGGTGATGTATCAACCGGTTCATAACTTGGAGGATTATTCATCGGACTCTCAAACAATGATTCAGTTGATGATTGTTTAATGGTCAGTTCAACACTGATCGCCTTAAGTGTAAGGAAATATTTTCCGTTCCATTCCCGGCCAGACGGAGCAAATTTTACTTTAAGAGGTAATCTGTGCTTCAGAGCTTCCTGAAAATCTATGGAATCAAACATTTCGCATTGGTCATTGAAGACCTGGAAAGGAATCAGTTCAGAATATTGTTTCTTTTTGTACTTCTTTTTTTCCTCAAGTACAAATTCGCGAATCCTGAAATTCTCTGTTTTTTGTTGTATTTCCCCAATATGGACAAGAGGTGCCTCTAATTCGAATGTCATATTTCTTTGCCTTAGTGAATGACAAAAATAGGATATAATGATAAAGGTAGGCACAAATTTTCATAAAAAATTTTCATGCCTACCTTATAAAGTCATACTTCACTTATGAGTGCAATAGAGCACATTACAGAGAGGATATTTCATTCATAATATCATTGAGCCTCTTTTCAATTTCCTCTGTAATAGGTTTTATAATCGCTCCAATTAGTTCATAATCGACTCCTTTAATATTCTCATCAATCCATCCTTCAGGAATATAAAAAAGATTTAATTGTTCTGAAAATTCATCATTTAGAAATTCATCAAATTCCTTTAAATCTTTTTTACGATCCTCTATAGCCTTTCTGTATTTCTTCTCAAGAGTATTCCGGAGTTCCTGGGCTTCCAGTGAATAATAATTGATATCCAGCCTTTCACCTGTGGGATCACTGATCTTCTTTATTGTTCCGTCAGGTTGTGTAGCCAGTTTCTCATATCCTTCCGTCAGTTCCTTCTCATATTTCATAAATTCATCACTCTTCGGGATAATAGTCACCTGCTGCATGGCCTTAATGATAGGCTTGAGATAGTTAATGTTCCGATTGATGGCATAAAGGATCTTCTTGCCTGAGAATACTTTGATTGCTTTGAGTAGGTTTTCATAAATCTCAAATACGTCAAGTTTAGTCAGTCCTTTCTTAATCTTTACTTGTTTCATCTGTTTATGGTGTTATGGTATGTTTGGTTGTCCATGTTGCTCCATCGTAATATTGAACATAAAATCCCGCATCGTCACCGTAGGATCTCCAGTCCCCGGCAGTATCTACACCAAAATATTGACGGTGATATTGATAAGTACCTCTCCGTTGTTCTATATCGTTATTTACATACAGATCTCCACCAGTAATCTCTTGTAGCCTCACATAGGTTATATCAAAAACCCTTGTTCCTGTACTTGCAAATTCCAATTTGAGATTCCCTGTTGATGCTCCTGTCTTGAAATATA